TGTCTAGGAGGCATATTGATGATGAGCCTCTTAGCATCACCATCTGCTATTTGATGAAAAGCTTCAGCAATAATCTGATGGTGCCCCTTATTCTTTGGGTCCTTCCTGCAAATAAAATCTTCCCACATTGCCTCAACGAAAACTAAAAAATCATCTTGGCATAACTTGATCCACTCTAATTGTTTTTTAAGAATAATATCTTTTATTTCTTCTTCTGTAAGGTTTTCTATATTCATACCGTTTGGGACCCTAGTATATGAATGTATTATGCTTTGTAAACCTCTTTCGCCAAAAAACCTAACCCCAGCAACGCGAACCCTGATGGCGTAAAAATTAAAAGTAGTTTTGTAAATGATATGAGCCTTGTAGTAGGTACAGGCTAGATACACCAATGGCGCGTAGTATAACGCGCCATTGGTAAGTGTTAATTATTCTGTGTTGTGTATAGCTTGGACAAGTGTACTAAACTTTTTAAGTACATTGTCTTTGAACTCATCTACAACAGGGTTGCCAACATTCTCAAGTATATGCTTTTCACATTCGCCCATTAATAGTTGGAACATGATTTCATAGTTGAGTTGTTTTTTCTGTCCATTGTCCACCACCATGTCAGCAAGTGAAGTAGGTGCATTAGAGTTTAACTTTTCACTCAATACATTAGCTATGTTAATCAAATCATTATTGGGCATTTGATACCTCGCCAATAGCCTTATACTCACAATAAGCAATTTGCTTTTGGTGTGCATTCCATAAATCTAAATGTGCTAATTTAAATTTATCTTTGTCAAAAGATTTTCTAACTCTGTTAATCTTTTGAAGACCAAAACTATTTCCATGCTCATCTTGAACAATAATTAAGTTTTGGTTTGTTCTCTCAAATAGATTAACAATGTGTTCTTTCATACTGTCTAACTCTTTGTTAAGTCTATTTGCTTTTAGCTTTAGTGATGCATAAGCTAGGACTACTTTTTTTTCGTCTTGCTTTAGCTTTTTTGCTGTTTGCATTTTTACCTCTTTGTTAAGTTATACAAACTTATGTTTGCTCTATTCTTTTATATCTTATTTCATCTTATGCAATAGTTAATTTAACTTTTTTTTATTTTTTTTATCAATGATATTATTAAGGGTATTAGCATTTATTCTTATTCCTTGTGGTTCAACATCTAGTTGTTTATCTATTACACTAAACATTTTTTTAATCATATTGGTGAACTCGTCCTGCGCCTGCTGTCCAGATTGTTTAGTTTTATCTTTATCAAACTTGCCACCACGAGAACGAGACGAGGCGACAGTAGTCGCCTCGTTAATTTTATCTTTAGCCATTACCAACTACACCAATATTCAACGACTTTCTTTTCGTTGATTGCTTGTTCACAGAACTTCAAGAACTTGATATCTTGTTCCTTGTACTCTTTGACACTCTCCTCTTGAAACTGTTGCCCCCAGAAAAATCCGTCTTCGGCTTTGTAATCTTTAAAACCCTCTTGAATTTGTTCGGCTAACTCTTTGGCGACCTCTTGAGTTATATAGACAGGTGCGTCACAATCAGAATTAAATCCTAAATGTGAAAGCATTCCGTCATGCTCATGGTTTTGATTTTGTTCGTCCCACTTCTTTGCCATGAACTGTTGAAGTCTTGCGTGTTTTCTCCACACGAAAACTTTTGATTGTTCTTCTTGGTCATCATCATAGTATTTATCCCAATCTACTTTATGACCACGAAGGTGTGCGTGTTGGTCTAGTCCCATAACTTTTCTCCTTTGTTGTTAAATGGTTTGAAAGTTTTTCTTTAGATGCTATCTAAAACTTACAAAAAAGATAGTCGCCTTTATCTCTTATCAACTCCCATATATTAATGCAACAATTATCTTTTAGAACCATTCTAAAGTAGAAACCTAACCATTCTTCGTACCACAGCAGTTTCTCCTGCGTAGGTGCCAAACTTCATAGTAATCTATGTGCCACATTATCCATTACTTCAAACGAGACCGAGCTTTACCACACCGAGTTCCCAGCGCCAGTCCTGTAACCAGCAGTGGCTTCTGCGCAGGGACGTCCAGCTCTTGAAACGAGACCGAGATGGGACATCACAGTATGCCAACGAGCGAGAGCATCAGGATCCCCGTGCCAGCTAATGTAAATGTTGGGAACATAAACAGAAGGCACAGGTAAACGACAACGAAGGTCACGCCTCAGCTCCAGCTGCAGGTACCAGTTCGTGCAGCTCCTGGGCCCGAACTTTAACCGCCCACCAAACGAGATCGTTAACCAATGCAGTAAGCGAGGTTGGATCTTGCGATACGTGCTGTAGAAACTCACCGTTCTTCAGGCCAGAGTCATCTGCGTGGTCCTGGACCAGCTGCCATATCTCCTCCTGATGGTTATCGTGAAACGCAGTAGTTTCTGCGTAGTATGTGATACCCGAGACGCCACCTGCGCAGCCGTGCTTAGCAATGTCTGCAATTAAACCTATGTCCTGCTTTTCGTACTCAGCGAGGCATTCCTTGATGCTTGGCATTAGATACCACTCCTTCAGTTCTACAGCTTCTGGATCGTAATGGCGGCATAAGTAATCACTGACATGTGAATGAATAGTTTCGAAATCATTCATCTGTTCGAGATTGTTCCAAATTTTTTGTGGTAGGTCCCCTGGTTGTTTAGCGTACCGATGTTCATCTAGTAACCTCTTCTGCTTTTCTATTAAATGTCTAGGCATCCTTCACCTCTGACTCTTTCCATGTGTTTCCGTTGGCGATGCAGCGCGTGCCCCGGCCACCGGTCAGTGCATATACTTTTCCTTCTTCAGGCTTGTTGGCCTCTTCGACATCGTTGTGTGGTACTGTTTCTTGAATTGATTTTTCTTTGCTCATGTAGCTCTCCTTTGGTTAACGAATGTGGTGCGAACCCAAAGTTTTGGCAGGGTCTTTAATTGCGCAAACCATTTAAGTAATGACTTACCACCAAACACCTATACGCACTTTGTTGTCATGGTAACACATTCGCTTCGTACATATAAGACCTGATGGGATATATGTCAAGAGCTATTTTAGATAGGTTTTTACTTTCTCTTCGTAATAGCTTTGCTTTTCTTTTGGTAATGCCGATACCATTTCCTTCACCAGCTCCTGAAGGGAAGTTACCTGCTGCTGTAGCCCCTTAACCTTATTGTTGTATGAACGAGCTTTGTTCTCCCCTCGAACGAGATCGAGAGCGTCAAAATGTATTGCCATGTTTCTTTTCCTTTCCTAACAAACTTTACCCATTCGGTGTCCTTTGTCAAACAGAACTTTACCAGAGAAGCAGATCCCAGCACCCCCTGAGCTGTAGCTGCAGGGACGTCACCAGTGGCCAGTGAACGAGAACGAGATTTATCCAGAAACGAGAACGAGAAACGAGAGCTTCACCTGCATCCTGAGCTCACCAGCTGCGGATGCGGGACCAGTGTAGTTGGTCATCACATAACGAGCGAGATTTGTCAACGACAAACGAGACCTGAGCTGTATCACCTGCTGCTGGTCCCGTCACCAGGCCACGTTAACAAAGAGGTAAAATGTAACGTGGCCAGGAAACGAGAACGGGAGCTACACCACCTGCTGTTCAGGATCACGCTGCACCAGCTCCTGAAGGAGGTGCTGCTGGACCAGTGGCCATTGATACGGGAACGAGAACGAGGCAAACGAGACGAGGGAACGAGGATCAGTGAACACGGACACCGGTTTGTACAGTTTAAGAGTTCTCTCAGAGAGGGTCTTACCCAAGTTCTCATGAAGTATAAATACAGTTCCACCCGCTTTAACATATCGGTTAATCCAAACAATTTGCCACCGATTTAGTTTAGGAAAATTTGATTTATCAGATTTAAGTTCTATCCAAAATACTCCTTGTTTATGCACACCATGTACATCTGGAATACCATTGATTGAGCTAGATTCTATGCGAGTTAAAAAACATTGGTTAAGTCCAAGCTTTACCTTTTGCCAAAGCCTACTTTCCGGATTTTTTCCTGACATATCTAACTTAACTTTTTTATTTCTTTGATAACTGAATTAGGAATTATAGTTGTGTTGCCGATACTTTCAATATCTTTTCCATTGTCTGAAAATGAGTAATCTCCAAAGATTCTAGTAACACCTTTTGATTGACTTAACAGGTGACCTTTGGTGATGCAGGTGGCTAGATTAGATTTCTTTAATGCATCAAAACTTGTCCAGGCACTATCCGAGACAATATCAAACCATTCTACTGATACCATTGGATATTTATCTATTTCGCTTTTAGTCTTTTTAGGAATTGTTATCTTTTTTCTCATCAATTTTTACCTCTACCACACCAACCGATGTAAGCATCGTGTTATGTGTTTTGTTAAACAGTTTTATAAACTCAGACCAACTAGCTTTCTTCAATAACGTCTGTGACTTCAGCTTCAACTGTCTTGGCGTTGTATCCATCGATTTTTTCGGATAACTCTTTGAGTTTGCTTTCAAGTTCTTCACGTGACATACCCTCCAAACCACTTACTCTGACTTCTCTTTTATCAACGTAAGCACCGGCTAATTGACCAGATCTATATTCAGCATTAATAGCTGCTGCAAATTGTTCTTTCTCCTCTGATTTTTTGGATAGTCTATCTAATCTTTTAAATCTTCTGAGGTTGTCACTTTCATATTTTTTTAATTCTTGTTCAAATCTTTTATCGAAATATTTTGCAACATGAGGACTTGTCTTTCTTGACAATAATTGTGATGCAGTTGATTTAGCACTGTTCTCATCTTTACAATTATAACCAGCTCTTTGTAAAGCTTCGTGTTGTGTAATAGATCCCCAATCTTGAACTAAAATTTCTACAAACATTTTTTGTTTTGGAGTAAGATCTAAATCAGTTCTTAGCTCTTTCTTTTTTAATCCACCAGGCATGCTATCTTAATCTGTTTCTATCTCTTTTTGTAAGTTTTCTACCACCATGCATCCTAATACCAAACTTCACGTCTGTTTTTGCATCTGATCTTTTACCTGCACCTTTGATACCACTTCTCATTATTTCAATAATACTTCTGCCACCAGCTTTTCTATATTGCTTGTAACCATATTTAATTCCTTTTGTAAGTAATCCACCAACTAACATTTTATTAACAACTACACCACCTTGCGCTTTACGTCCAATTCTTTCTTTCATAAATTTTCTTACAGATTGTGATATGTCTTCTTGGATAGCTTCTCTTTGTTTTTTTGGTAATGTTATATTCATGCTTTTGCCCCTTTTATCTGATGCATAAGCTTTACCGAAAATCTGTGGTCTCCCACCTGGAGTTCTATTTCTTTTAGCTCTTTCAATTCTTGAAATAAATCTTCTTCTTAAACCTGGCTTTGCTTTAATTTCAACAGCTGTTGTTAATTTAGTTCCTTTTATTTTTCTTTTGATATCAGATTTAACTAAATTATATGGAACAACTGGAGTTCCAACTTTCTTGGATCTTTTAACTTCTGCTTTATGTTTTTTGAAAGCTTTTCGAAAAGCCTCTTTGGCCATCTTACGACCTTCCTTTGTAGCTGCTATTTTTATTCCAAAAGATAATCCTTTTTTAATCATAATATTTTTATTATATAGATTTTTCAGACCTATGACTATAACCCCTAAGTCAACTGACAGCTGCTCCGCAAGAGTGGTGTATCCCAGATACACCATGGATACACCATAGATACACCATAAAAACGTACTTAAAGTATTGATATTACTACATTATTCTTCTTCGGATACACCAGATACACCACTATTACCCTCTGAGCACTTTTTTATTTTAATTACTCTAGAATATCTATATAGTAAAAATGTTTTATAAACATCTGCGGTCATCGGGAACATCAACTGGTTCGGTTTCCGGTGGCCGTTATCCATTATTCCTTGTCCATTTTCCCTAAATATGGTACTATTTTCACATGAACTTTCTTAGGTTCTTATTAGTTACTCCTGGGGTTTTCTATCTTGCTCTCTTGGTTACCCCAGGTAACTACCGTATTCACCCACCATGACTATTCACTCCTTTTTAAATTTTCTTTATCAATTCTTTTTTTAATCTCTCTTCTCTCTTCTTTAGAATCCGCCTCGCGATACAATCTATATAACTCTCTGTAATTCAACCAGTGAGTCTGCATCTTAGAAAATTTTATCTTTTTAAGTTTAATTAATTTAAAAAACTCTCCACGGATTAACTCTGGATCCATATCAGCTGCCCAACAAACATCCTGAAAGTCTTCAGAATTACTATAAAACCATTTGTAGGCATCTTCTTTCCAATACGCTTCCTTCTTAAAACTGGAAATATTCATCACATCTTCCAACGCCTGGACAATGATAGCTTGGAATAATCGTTGTTCACTTAAAGGTTTTTCCTTAATAAGTTCCATCGCCAACTTAATTCCCAAATTTTTTAACAAGTTT